ATTCAGAGCGAACGCAATATTTAGACCTATAACTGCAACTGTCACTGCACCGATAACTGCAGCCAGTGTCACAAAGATGTCAGTATTATCAGCTATGAATGTAAATAGACCAATAACTATTGGGGCTATTGTCATAAATGCTGGTAACAATTTCTTACCTATTTCTTCCCTGATTCTGCCGAACTCTTGCTGGAGCACAATCATCGAGCCCTCAGGTGTATCCCTCAATGCCTCATTAAATCCTTTGTAAGTCGAACCAAGAACTTCTACGATTGCTGCTACACGCTCAGACTCAGTACCGTTAGATATTTTCTTCTTTGTATCTTCATCTAATACGAATCCTGCTCTAGTTAATGCACCGAACTGACCGTTTAATGCCTGGGCTAGACCGTTAGTCATAGACCTAAAATCGTCACCTGTAGCTGTTGCACCCTTTTCAGCTGTCACATAATCTAAAATCGCTGGAGTTAATTTAGCAATACTGCGACCCTGTAAATCAAATGTGGCTAACTGTGCCTGTGCTGTGATTACATTTTCTCTAGATACAACCCCGACCTTTTCTAAAGCCTCGGCCTGTTTTACTAATGCATCTACCTGGATGTTTGTAGCACCACCTGTAGTTAGCAGGATCTGTCTTAATCTTTTCTGTTGCTTTTCAGCATCTATAGCAGCATTTACAGCTGAGATAGCACCAGCTGAAAGGGCAGCGAATGTGGCTGCTGCTGGCACTCTTAAACTCTTGATACCAGCCTTGAATTTATTAAAGCCACCCTCTGCACGTCTAATATCAGATACGGCTTTATCTAACCCCTGTGGGTTCCATTGGGACAGAATCGGGATAATAATTGCCATAGTAAAACCTAGTCTAGTTGATTAGATGGGATAGGACTAGCCTCGCTGAGCAGGCGATAATCGGAAGATGTTGCTGACACTTTTTCTTCTAAGCGTTTATTAGTCATCGCAGCATATTTAAGAACAGATCGCTTTAGCCCCTCAGTGACCTCACCAATATATTCCTCAGCAGTCGGCCAAATAAAACGCGATGCTCTTTTACCAAATCTCATATTTAAAAACTCTATAAGTGCTGCACCAGAAGCCTGATTACCAGTAGGGTTCTTTCTACCAGCCATGTCTGCTATCTCTATCGCAGCAGATGTAGTGCGAATACTGGCTAATGAAGATAACCCTTTACGCTTACGTGCAGAAACTCGAGCATTAACTCTGATAGATCTAAGTGATGGACCTAATCTGCCACGACTAAATCCTGAGGGCAGTTTATCTACCACTTCACCTCTAATGTGACCTTTAATAGCCTCAGTCATAGGTCTTATTGTGCTAATCATGTCTTTACGTGCCTGTTTATATAATTCAGGCTCCATCTGTTTTAATTCAGCTAGCACTTCCTGTACACCGACAATAATAGGTGCTTCAATACGAATACCCATAATAATTACCTCTTATGTTTATTAGCCTCAGTTGCACGCCAGCGCAGATACATGGACATCGTATAAAGCATACGGTCAGTTTCTTGTAATAACAATGACGGTGCAATACCTGTTTCTACAGCCAGGTACGCAATCATCCAGTGCTCGCTCGAATCACCGAGCGGCTTTATTTTGGGTCGATCTCGCTAGCTATTACACCCTCGATATCGTCTAGCCAGTTATCAAAATCTTTCTTGGTAGCACCAGTACGAGATTCTGAATGCCAGGCTAACCAGAATAAATCTGTCAGTCGCATTTCTTTCTCAAGAGAAACGACTGACCGATTATATTTGTCCTCAAAAGCAACTAGGTCTTTAGCAGAGCAGGTAATCTCTTTAGGATCACCAGATATATATTCAACGCGCAGATTGATTCTCATCTTTAGACTGTTCCTCTTGTCACAGTGCCAGTTACAGGCCATGTCACAGAAAATGTTGCTAGATCCCCAACGCTTGAAGCGAATGGAGAGTATTGGGTAACTAAACAGTTGGCAGTGTAACTAGGGTTAGTAGCTGTCACTGATGTACCTGCTGGAATAATCACTACGGTAGCGATAGATCCAACTAGACCATTTAATGTTGCGTCCACTGATGCTGCTGCAAAATCTTGCATGAAGTTCAGTGTGACTGATGCTGACTTTAATCCACCTACACGTGTACGGAATGTTCCACCGAACGCTGTGGTTTCTAAGTCGTCAGCCTCTATTGTTAGTTCAGCACTGTTAAGTGATGTGCCAAACTGGGTTCCGTTTATGCTTACGGCATAGTCGGTTGCTGCGAATTTCGCCATTTAATTTCTCCTAGTCTGCGTAGCAGAGGACTTGAAACTCTGCTGATAGATATACTACCTCAGATACGGTTATCTGGCCGTAGTTTGTCATCTCTGTCACTCGCAAATCAAAGGCGTTACCACCTAAGGTTCTGTCACTTTGTACTGCGAGTTTTATGCTAGATGACCCAGTGCTTGAGCAGTATGCATCTAAATTATTTTGTGCTGATCGTTCGTCAGCTCTACCTACGATGACCATGACATTAAAGGAATACGTTTGCATGCCTTTCCTAAATGCCTCATCAAATGTGACGGTTCGTGGAATCACGATTGCGACAGGTGGGTTTGGATTGTCTGGCATAGTCGATGCAGTTCTAAGACCTGAAATGGTAGCCAGGTTAGTGGCTATCTGAGTTCTCAGTGTGCTGATGGATGCCATTAGGCGATTATCCTCATACGTCTGTACGCTCCTACTAGCTGTTGTACGTCAGGATCAAGACTAGAAGAAACCCTCATAACGCCAAGATCTCCAAAACCTGCAACTCCTAAAGGAGAATCAAGTCTCTTAAAGATGCGTGATGCCTGGATAATGCATGCCTGTTTAATCGCGATAGGTACAGCTGGCCATCCATAGACTGCTGTTAATTTTACGAGCGCTTCCCCACCAGAAATAGGCCAAAGGTAATCCCCGACAGCACGAATGCGTGTGTACGGCCATGCCTGACCATCTAAGACACCGTTTAATGGTTCCAGCTGATAATCAGTGGTAGCCCAGGTGGTATCAAATACTGCATCAGCATCCATCGCTGTTACTAAAGTTATCTGTGCTGAGGATATGTCATCTATCTCGCATACAAAGTCATCTTCGGCTGCAAAGTATCTAATGGCTGTGCCTGATGAGAAGAACTGTCTGTTTGCATAGCCGTCTATTAGCCGGGATGCCGACTCGACAGCCATCTCCAGTAGAGAATCATCTACTGTGTCTGTTATACGCAGGGCTGACTTAACTTCGTTCAGGGATGCGTATCCGTTTGTGATTGCCATGAAAACTCCTAGTTATTGCTTATAGTCTATCGGTTTATTTACCTATGATGAACTTTTGATCTATAACCTCATACGAGATATTATGTGCAGAAGTAAAATCTTTCACAGCATCTTGCACCCCAGCCCAGACTGGACTATAGTCATCGCCCACTACGACTTTATTAGCCAGTGGATACCAGTCCTCTAAATCAGCTAAGACCTCACGATATCTGTGACCAGCATCTATATAGACCATATCCACTGTCACATGATTATTTCTTAGTAACTCAGCAGCAGATGATGAGGTCATAGGTAATGGTGCTACCTGGTCATTTAGATAATGGCTAGTAATATTTATACAGTACTGATCATAGATAGCACTGAAATTATCTATTAAGTCTTTGGGGTGATTATCCCATAGTGCTGCATTTGAACCTAGAAATGTGTCTACACATAAAATACTAAAGTCTCTATCTTTTATTAGCGATGCCATGTGTAATGCTGATGCGCCAGTCCAGGTACCTACCTCAATTATTGTGTCAGGTTTATATCTGTTAATAGTTTGCCTGAACACATCACTATCTGACTGCCATCCTTGAATGTAACTATCACCCTGCTTTATAGGTGTATAAAGATTATATTTAGATTTGAAGTCTCTTAGGTTCATAGTGCTAAGACTGCCAAACGATTCTTATCATCTGCATCAGCCCACCCAGACATGCTGTTAGCAAAATCTTTACGATACGTGTATCCCATTTTATCAGCCCATCCAAAACTGGCACCCATCTTAGCTGAGGTACGCCACATCGCCCAATCTGTGTATGCTAAATCTCTGTATCTGTTCTGCTTCCACCAGGATCTGCGTATAGGTGATCCACAACAGAAATAGCAGTGCTCAGCTGTGGCGATTTGCTCATTAGTCAAATGTGGTGGTAGATAAACCTCTGCACCATTTGTGTGCATACCCATTAACCATATGTCGCATGTTTGTTCCATCAGTCCCTCTAATGCATCGGGTTTAATACGATCATCTATATCTAGCACCCATATCCACTCTGTATCAGTCATTTCAGCAGCACTATTCCAGTACCAGGGTGACTTCCAAACCCATCCAGGAGCAGGCTGTGAAACTACACGCTCAGCTCTTATATCTCTCAGGCGATCACTAGCACAAATTATTCTCTTAGGCTGAATAGTTAAGTTATCTATAGCCTCAGACCAGCCCTCTATGTACTGATCATATTTATCTCCATAAATGGCTGTAATTACCGTTACATCGGCTACCATCGTGATGGCATACCTAATGTGGACTGACGATCATCATGATAAATCCAGGTAATTTCAGGGTGATGTTTAATTATTCTGTCATGTTCCACTAGACGTTTTATTAGTAGAAAATCATCGCCTATGCGATTTCCTCCACTATCTAAAATCATGGATTCAGGTTCATAACCCTCTGAGAAGCCCCCAGCTCGTTTAATCGTAAGTGTTTTTGCGATCCAAGTTATAGGGACCTGGTGAACATCCTCATTAGACCATGCCACGCCAAAATATCGTTCAAGGTGACCAGCATTACCAGAAGTTTGATATCTAAACCAGGGATATACTAAGTCAGCATCCGATTCTGTAATACATTTGTAGATTACCTCAATATGCTGAGGTAGCAGTTCATCATCATCATCCAGTACAGCTACATATTTGGTCTTAACTTTTTTTAATAGT